GTCATGGTAACTTTGTTCTCAGCCACTTCAACACCTTCAACAGCCAAAACCTGATTCAAAAATGAAAAGTCTTTGTGCATTTTAATAGAGTTTTTAGGTGAAATAATATTGATAATTTTTTGAATTATAGTTTCTTCCTTTTCGGTTTCGTCAATTACTTCAACTACTGCCACCGGTACCGTGTAACCACCGGCAGTCATCATGGCCATTACTTCGTTAGAGATGGTTGATTTTTTGGAAGTAGCCGGGATAACTTCATCCACCAACCCGAATTCAACAGCCTGTTTAGCTGTGATCCAGTTACCGGCAGTAATCAGTTCCATTACTTTGCTCATTTCCATACCCCGGTTCATGACGTACTCCTGGGCAACAATAAGCGTAGAAGCTTCAGCATCCCGTTGCTTTGAAATAAGATTGTCAATAGCAGCCTGAATCTGATCAGCGTTAAGACTTCCCCAGGTCGGATCAACAGTGACCGAAGGTTTATGAACTAAATACATGGAATCTTCATAAATCTGAGTTTTTGCAGCCCCGTGTCCTATAATGGTGGAAGAGGAAGCATTGAAACCAAAGTACTGTATCGTTACATCACCACGATCGGCAATGAATTTCTTTATTTGTAAGGCCTGATTCATGTCACCACCTAAGGAAGACATCTGTATAATGACAGGACCGGCACCAACCTGATCAAGCATATACTTCACATAATCTTTAGAAATGTTCCATTCGGAAATACCACCGGTAATCTCAATGATTTTATCTTTTGCCATGGTTTTTAAATTAATTTCAGCAAATGTAGGGCACAAAAAAAACAGCAGAAAGGACAGAAGCCCCCTGCTGTTAATTGATTTAAGCGTGTAATATATTACAATTCGTCCATTTCTACCAGTGCAATGAATTCGCACGGTGTGGTTTGTGCACCACTGAACATGAATTCTATCTGGTTTCTCGAATCCAATTGTCCGGAATTATCGGTTCGTGTAAATGCTAACTGGTTTTCTTCGGTCCCTGCCAACCGGATAAAGTCGTTATTATCCTGGAATAGAACAAACCAGTATTCTTCCGACTCCAGGCGAATAAGTTGTTGTTGGTTTAACGGGTTGGATTTGGGATTGATTCCCGAAATTTCAACCTTATATACACCCTTTTCAAATGGTTCACTAAACATGCCGGTATCATCCGTCAAGTAGATATCAATGATATCATCCCGGTTGATTACTTCCAGGTAGTTCGATGAATTGGTATGATCGCGCCGGATACGTTTGTAAGAAAGTACCGGAATGGCAAACATCCGGGATAGTCCTCCCATGTTGCCCGTAAAGTCAAAATTCAACTGTTTCATACGCTTTTTTAAATTGTTGTGATATTGTCCCGTTACCCGACAACTTCGCCAACGATATTCTATCAATTAATAAAGAAATATTATTTAAAATCTCATTTTTACAAATAGTGAGATTGCGCTGGCAATCTTTGTTGATCGATTCACTTGGCCAAATATCTTCCGGAAAGTTATATGTGCTTTGAAAATAGCTGATAGAGTCAGTTTGTGACATTCCCAGAGACATACGGGTACTTATAATAACATACATGAATGTCTTTGCCCGGGCTTCCATTTGCCGGTTGAAGTCTACCATGTCCGTTTTAGTCAATTCCCATCCATACCGGTAAAAATCATCCCGGGTTATCTTCACTTCAACGATATCAGTGTACCTGATATGCTTGCAACCTTCCAACCTGGAATCATAGCGGGTGTTTTTGCGTTCAAGTTTCTTCCTTAAATCAGGATACACGGTTTTATCTTTCGTAAAATCGACCGGGCAACCGTAATTTAACTCCAAAAATCGTTTAACATATGGCTTGCATGGAATATTTATACTGAATTTGCTCATAGAAAAAATATTTTAGTGATTACAGATACGCTATTTTACCGACCTACCGACCTACAGACCTACAACATCAGTTTTTTAAGAGCTAAATTACTAAAAATAAATAAGATAACAAAGTGTATGTAGTTAAAACACCGACCTACAAAGCCGTTTTTCGACCTACAAACCCCACATTTAACACTTTTCCGACCTACAACCTAAAAAACCACCGACCTACAACGACCTACAAAATCACTCCACCGACCTACAGCGACCTACATCCGAAAAATATACAAAACAATGATTACCACCTATATATAATATTATTTTATTGAAAAATATTATTAATGTAGGTCGGTAGGTCTGTAGGTCGCTGTTTTTAAATTTATTTTCAAGTTTTATTTTAATGTTATTCTTAATAATTTAGGGGGTGCGGGGGATTTTGAACCCGAAATCTAAAAAGTAAAATGTATCGATCACTTCATTTTTGTATAAAAAGAAAGCCGACCTTCCGGCCGGCTTGAATTAGTATTGGATCTATAATTTATTGAAAAAAGAAATATTACTTTCGTATCTGAATGTTTATTTATACTGAAGTAATAATTCCTTTATTTCCTCAATAGGTAGCGCAATATCTGTACAGGTTTCACTTTCCACCGGAAGATAAGCAAATGCTTCAGGGAATTGTTCCTTGATCCTTTTTGGAGTGGCCAGATTAAGAAGTGTAGATTCAATTTTTCTAATGAGTATTTTTGATTCATCTTCTAATTTATTACGATCTAAACGTAGTGATTTAAACCACTCGTATTGCTCACTGGATATTTCAACAAATGTTCTGTATCCATCATTAGCCGGTACGTATTCAATATCTACAAATAGATCATGTAATGGTCCACAAGTAAAGCCCACATTATGTGCAGTTCTGATATAATCAGGAAATTTTGAATAAATTTCTAATATTCGTTTATCAACTGATTGAAAAGCTAATTCTGTTGCTTTATTTTTAATTTGATGATAAATTTCATCTGTTTTTTTACCAATTGTAGCATTTACCATTTTACATGCTATATCTGTAGCCATTGTCTTCGAAATTCTTTTCATTTTGATTTGATTTTTATTGATTAATTATAAATACTTGGTCTTTACACCCCTTTAGGGGCTTGGGGTTCTTTCTTAATTCATTACTTCCTGTAATCCTTCTACCTGGTATCGTTGGTCGTTCTCATAGCATTCCATTGATTGTACCCCGTGCATGGTAATAAGTGCTTTCATTGTGATCATTTTACCGTCCGGATTTATAAACTCTTTTTGGTGAATAAAAATTAGTATATGTCCCATATTAATAAGGTATTTCGTCTGTTGTTGCTGGTCGCAGCATTAATTCATAAATCTCATAATTACCAAGATCACCATCCGGTTGGCTCATTACATGCTCTAAAATGTTCTCCATGTCATCGGGGTCCTCAATTTCACCTTCAAAATAATGATCCAGTTCTTTAGCCTGAATATGGTGTATAAAATACTTTTGCTTTTTCATGCTGTTTTATAGTTTAATTTATTTATTTGAGGTTTCATTGAACTTATTAGCACCTTAGCCATTCCAGATGGAACTGCATTACCAATCATTTTTGTAGCATCTTTACGTGAATATCCTGTAAAGTATTCAGGAGGGAAACCCATTATTGGTCCAAGCTCTGAATATGGATTAAGAAATCTCATTTTAATATCGAAATCTTCAATACCTGGTATGTATGTAACTACGGCTTGTTTATTCTCTCCTGTCGTAATTGAATTTAATGGCTTGTCAATAGATTTATTTTGAGTTTCAGGATGACCTGAGCTATTGAAATACGCTGAAATGAACTGCATTTTCTCTTGAGTTGTTATTGAACTTAGAGGTTCGTCAATCGATTGGTTATTATACTCCGGATGATTGTTACTATTATACTGCTTACTGATAAACTGAGCGGTAATAAGCTGTTTTGTTTCTCTGGTTAATTGAGGATTAAGAGGCTCATCAAGTAAATTATAATTATCACAATGGCAATGATCCTGTATAAACTGCATCTTTTCTACTGTTATAAGTACTTTAGCTTCTACAGTACTTATAGTTGATAAAGGTTCATCCAATAAATGACAGTTATGCCCTTGTCCATGATAAGTCATTAGCATATGTTTATGCATCTCCGGAGCATATCTCTTAATACCACCGGCTATTCTTCTCTGAGTATTTTTTGAAAGAGGTTTACGGTTCTGTTTCCTGATTTTTATATTGAATTGCCTTCCAAAAATTGAAATACCTTCATCTTTTAAATCTATAAAATCTCTGCAGGGAACCCATTGTTGCATATTAAATGTTCCTTTTTCATTATTGCTTTGTTCCGGCCAGCATATTTCAACACCGGGTGCAGTAAAAATACCAAAGAACCTGAGTCTGCGAGTTGGACAATTATAATCGGCAGCATTTAAAATTCTATATTCGAAATTTGGATATCCAAGATCCTTAATAGCATTTCTCCACCTTTTGAATTCTTCACCCTGTCTTGATTTAATTGGATTACCTTCTGAGTCAATTGGTGCCCACTTTAGGAATTCAGGTACATTCTCAATAAATATGACATAAGGATTAGCATGTACTATATATCTCATTAATTCCCATCCAAGTGTATAGCTTCCTATATCCTTATTTCCACCTCCTTTAGCCTTGCTGTGCTGGGTACATTCTATTGAAGCCCAAACAATATCAACAGGATCAAGTTCCATTACATTTTGAGTTCTTATATCAGCCCGATAATGTTTCGTCTCCGGATGATTTTTTGCATTACACTCAATGGCTTTTTTATTGTGATTTAAAGCCCAAAGAACTTTTACTCCTTCAACTGATAATGCACCGGTACCAACGCCACCACCACCGGCGAATATATCTGCAAATGTTACATCTTCTTCGAAATTCATAGTTTTTCAATTTTTAAATATTCTTCTTCAGTCATTGGATAATCCCAAAAGCTTAATTTCCCTTTTACATTCAATATCGGTTTTTTAAACAGTACCGGATTTCTCAATATCCAATGATAACATCCTTTTTCTGCCCATATTGAATCTGAACCTTTACCGGTTCTTTTAACTGAAATACAATTCACAATTTCAACTGATCCGATAATTGCAGAAGCATGACAATGAACATGACTTGTTTTAGATTTTATTTCATCTAATTGCTCAGGAGTAAAGAACGTTGTAGGGTCATCATATTTAATCTTTCTTGCACTTGAATGAATTAAAACCCTTCCTCTGAATTTTGTATTCCAGGTTCTATTTTCAACCGGCTTAACTCCGGAACAAATCAAATACGACCAGGGCTGTTTGACTGATAGTGTTTTCATGATTCCTCTTTATCTTTAGGATTATAATACTCCGTTTTTGATCCATGGCAGTGTTTCTGTTTTTTCCCTGATCCACATTCACAAGGTGAATTCCTGCTGACCTTTTTTGCAATGAGCGGATTTCCATCATTTAAAATCAATGATACTTTTCTTTTTTCGTGATTCATAAATTTGATTTACTTGATTTATAATTTATTATCTTAAGTTTCTATTACATGAAGTTCCAGCCATGCAAACCTGATTCTGACAAAAAAAATCAGCATCGCAATCCGTATTTATTATTTCTTTAGTATCCGGTATCATTGATATTCTATTTTTCTCTTCTATTAAAGCTTTTTTAAGTGCTGGAAGTAACTTTTCCGAATACATATTAACTGCATGCTCTATTTGTTTAGTCCTAGGCATATTAAACATTCCTTGAATAATCTTATTCTTAAAATAATCAGTAGTAATTGAAAGAATAAATTCTTTAAAAGGCATACCTGTACTTCTCCAAGCATATGAAAAATTTCCGTAATCAGTAACTGATCCTAATAATCCATCACTGGTTAATACTACCTGACCAAGCCACTGGCCATCTTCAGTACGTAAAGTGTAACTGTCTGTTTTAATTTCTTCCATAACATTGTTTGATTTAATTGATTTATATTTAAATAGTAAATTGTAAATGAATAAATTGTAAATTTTTCAAAATGGTATATCATTTCCTTCCGGCACCTTTTCCCCTTTTGCATTCACTTCCACATTCCGCTCAAAGTCAACATCAATTAACCCTTTAAGAATGTTGTAATTAAACATATAAGCCGATGTGATACTGCTTTTTTGCTTCATTTTCATGCGGGCAAAATTGCTGACGTTCACCGATTCACCATCCGGGGCCACAGTAGCATCATTCCCACTGATATCCATTTCAGCTTCCTCCCATTTAAACCTGCAGGAGTTGGTTAGTCCGATATAGGCCTGATGACTTTCAAAGTATGATTTAAGCGACTGTCTGGATAAAGACTCATCTTTACCAATGGTGGACGAATAAAGCGAGTATACAGCCTCAAATGAGATATACAGTACTTTGGTGTCCAGCGGTAGATCTACTTCCTCAGTCTTTTTAGAACTCATCATCCGGGTTACACGGATTGACGGGTTAATCTTAATTTCACGGCCAATTTTAATCTTATTGTGTGTAATCAGCGTGGATATTGTCTGGAAGTAAGTAGAAAGTTTATTGGTGCTGGATATCCGTTCCAATTGGTTCAATACTTTCTTTTCAGCTATCGGTGCAAATTCCAGGTAAGTAAATGGAAGTTTCAAATGCGGTGCATGTTCTTCCAGGAGCCGGCAGGTAGCAGTCATTAACGCACAGGCATTAATAATACGCGTCATACCTTCGGTATTGGTCACTGATATCCTCACGGATTCTTTCAGCTTCTTGGTTTCCTCACTCAGTATCGTCAGGTATTTTTTTTCAAATATCGAACGCAATTCAAGTACCTGGAGTAATACGTTCGAAAGACCGGTCTTTTCATGGCCCTTTAATTTATCAAACAATTCAGTATCTTCCTCCGTGAAATCTCCCCCATTCCTATGAGGTACATCACACATAATACAACGGTTACTGAGTGCACCATCATCCTGCTGGGCAGCCTCCTGGCCTAATAATATAATACTGGCATTAATGGCCGAGCTGTCAAGTTGTTTAGAGTTTACATCCTTCACTTTTATACGGCCTTCACCGTCGAGGGTTGCAGCCTTTAATCCCTGAAACTTGGATTTTGAAATGTCTCGGTCATTGTACTCTTCCATAACCACCGGCACATTGCGGATTGATTCCAGGATCATGGAGAACCCGGCATCCGAACCAATATTTAAATTGAATGCCGGTGTGGTATCGGCCATGTACAGGTTACGGATACTTTCAGCTATCTGGCTCTTTCCTGAGCTGGTAGGACCTATAAAAAACAATGCCGTGAAGTAACGCCTCATTTCAAAGATATAGTCCCTAAAAGCGCAGGTAATAGCGAATAATATCGCCCATTTTCCATTGTCACCGATATTGTATACCCGGTTCATGAGTCCGCTCCAATCTTCGAAGCTGATTTGTTTTTCAATGGGGATATCACGGTACACCAGGTTACGCGCCTGGTTGAAAGTTGTATTCTCACCTTCCTCCGAAATACGGATCTTTGAGAATACCGGTGAGTAATAATTTTCTTCGTTATGGCTTACCAGTCCCAATTCGTCTACGGGTTCAATTTTATATTCATTATCTACTTTGTGGTAGATGGCATTACCAAAAGCAAAGAAACCTTTTGGGTGTTGTCCGAAGGTGCGGATAGCCCGGCAATACCGGAACCCGTAACTCATGGTCATCCAAATACGCTTGTATTGGTCCATATTCCCGAAGAAATTGTAAGGCCCTTCATTCACCAGTTTTTCATGAACTTTCGGTAATCCTGCAAATACGCTTGATTTCCATTCCACATATCGATCTAACTTAGGATCTAAATGGCAAAGCTGGATAACACGCTTATTGTTGGCATCGTCATTCTCATTATCATAAACATGGAGTAATGGTTTAATATAAAAATCGGTAATGCTGGAAAAACTTCCACCGGTTTGATTCCTGAACATGTAGCTGCAGAACCTTCCTTTTTTATCAGCCAATGGGTAGAATCCCCATCGTGTACAATTATCGGATAGTACCTTGTCATTCTGAATATAATCCGGAATAATCTCAGCATCGATATTCAGCGTGTCACTCATCGCCCCCAGGCGTTGGTTATCGAGTAAAGTTTTATCTTTTTTCTTTGCCAGGAATGGTTTCAACACTTTATCCAGGGCAGTGACTTTAAGTCCTAACTTTTTGGAATACTCATCAATCATTACTACCCTGACGGTAGCTTCAATATCTGATATTACTTCAGCACAACGGCCAATGATCTCACCTTTCTTTGATCCATCAATAGTATTTGATAATATATCTTTATACTGATCGGTATAATAGTCACAAAAACTTTGTGAAATAGGTTTATCGTTTATCTCACAATCAACGGAGATATCAAACCCGTTTTTGTGCATATTTTTCAATATTACCAATCCTTTTGGTTCTCCGGATTCTTCAGTAGGAGCAATATACTTACTATCCTTAACGGTTAGCTTGCTGATTTTAGACCTGAGCGACTGGACATCGGTCATTGTTGGAGTTCCAACTACCAATATCATCGGAGTTTCTGAAAAATCGTTGACAAAATCTTTCTGGTTAAATACAATCTCGCAATCCTGATCTTCATCAGCTTCCAATAATTCAACAGCATCCTCTATTCCGTAAAACCCATGTTTCCATTTATCAACCTTGAGTTCCTTAGTTGGTTTTATACGTTCTTTGATAATGGTACTGGTAGTTTCAAATGTCATGGCCAACCTGGTGGCATAACGTTCTCTCAGGTATTTATCAGGTACCACCGAAACACATTCACAAATCAGATCCAGCAGCTGGGTATTTTCAAAGTCCGAAGCATCTGCCACTTTCTTTGCTTCAAAAAAGTAATCTATAAAATCAAGCTCCCTATTCCGGAGTAATATATTCAGATCCTGATTAATCGTTGCCTTTGCAAAGTCGTCAGGGTCCTTACCGTCCGGAAGAAGTATGGCCTTTACATCAAACCCATGAGCCAGTAATGTTTTGGCATTTGATATACTGGCTTTCAGTCCCGCTGAATCGGGATCATACATCATCACCACTGTATTGGTGAACCTTTTCAATAGCCTGGCCTGTGCATCAGTCAACGCAGTTCCTGATCCTGCAATAACGTTATGTACTCCACGCTGAGCTACCGAAACCACATCAAACTGGCCTTCCAGTAAATAGACCTTATTTTGTTTTGAAATTGACTCCTTAGCCTGGAAAAGTCCGAACAATACCTGACCTTTATTAAATACCATAGTATCTCCTGAATTCAGGTATTTGGCAGCTTTGGCCGTATTATCCGTTATTCTTCCGGTGAAACCTACCGGCCGGCCGTAATTATCCAGGTATGGGAATGTGATACGCTGACGAAATACATCGTATTGGAATTTCTTTTCGTCGCTAATGGCCGTCATTCCGGAAGCAAGTAATAGATCCAAGTTAAAACTACGTTTTGGAAAATCTCTCGTTATCTGGTTATCTGACTGAGCATACCCTATTTGATAAAGTTCGCGTATTTCATCGTTGATTTGTCTTTCTATCCGGACATAATCATTGGCGTCCTTAAATGATCTCAGGTTATCGGAAAATTGTTTATTACTTTCAGATAGTACCAGGTAAACCGATTCCCGTTGCCTTTCTTTAGCTATTTCTTCAGCTGTCTGAGGGAGTACCGGCAATTCAATATGATACTGGTTTGCCAGTGACTTAACAGCTTCAATAAATGAAATATGTTCATTCTCTTTCACAAAATTGATCACGTCACCATGCGCATTACATGCAAAGCACTTGTATATTCCCTTTTGGGGAGAAACGGTCAGTGATGGCGCCTTATCGCTGTGAAACGGGCATATGCCAATGTGATTTCTGCCATGTTTATGAAGGGTTATTGATCTACCAATTACTTCAACTATATCAGCTCTATCTTTAACTTTAGTAATTATATCCTGTGAAATTTGACTCATAATATTATTTTCAAGTAAATTGATACGTTTTGTTATTCCCGGTTCCAAATTTTTGAGGCCTTATTGTAGTTGTAAAAGGAAAATCATCCTTATTTACTTTATCCAATGCATCTTTAATTGGTTGCGCATTGGTAAAAAATTTACGTTCTACATTTTCATATTTTATTCTTACAACATACATGCCTTCACCGAATTTTGTTTTTACATCCGGTGAAAAATCAAGAATTTCTATTTCGCAATTTGTGACATCTGTTATTGATATTTGTTGTACCGGGAATATGTTTTTTTCATCAGGTTTTATTCCTAAATCAGAAAATTTCTTCATGTTTAAGTATCTTTTTTTGTAAGTGTTTAGAATCACAATGTTTGGCCCATCCTATGTGTGGTGCGATCAGCATTTTATATTGTTTCGGATCCAGTTCCTTCTTGTTTAGTTTTGCAGCTTTCCGACAGAACCGAACTTTAATTGATTTACGCATTAGTATATGCGTGTGTCTGAATATATATCCAACGAAATCAATCCCACGTGCTGAAACCGGAAATACCTGGTAATTGCGTTTTAATTTCAAGTTTAATTGATTTGTAAGGTAATCATCAATGTCAACCAATAAATCGTGTAAATAAGGCTTATCTGCTGCCAGTATCACCACATCATCAGCGTATCGGTAGTAATACTTCACTTTCTTTATTTCCTTCATATAATGATCAAAATAACTCAGATAAAGATTTGCGAAAAATTGAGAAAGATAATTACCTATTGGAACACCAGGTGCACTTTCAATAATTTCATCAAGTAATTTTAAAATCCGTTTATCCTTTATCTTTTTTCTGATAATACACTTCAGTATTTCATGATCAATATTTGGGTAGAACTTCTTAATATCAAGTTTCAAACAAAAAGTAGTATTTTCGATATCGGTTAAATCACATTTCAAATCTTTTAAAACAGCATGGATCCCTTTACCTTTAATGCATGCATAACTGTGCGAAATAAAGACTGAAACCCATACAGGTTCTAAAATATTCATTATAGCATGATGTACTACCCGATCTCGAAACGGAAGTCTGAAAATTTCCCGTTCCTTTGGTTCGTAAATTTTAAAGATACTGTATTCAGAAGTCTTATAAATTCCGGATATCAATTCGTCATACAAATGATTAATGTTTCGCTCAACATTTTTCTCAAAAATCTTCACACCATATTGCCCGGATTTACCTTTCCGGGCTTTCTGGTATGCAAGCATCAAATTATCTTTTGTTACTACCTTGTCAAATAAATCATTTATTCTTTTCATATGCCTGGATTTCAAAAATGGAGCTTTCTCGTTGGATACTAACACCAGTTGAAAAATTAGTCGTTTTTTGCTAAGAAGCAAGGCCTTTGTCTTTTTAATTACCAGTTGGGAACTGGAACCTGCATTCGAATTCGTATTATCGTAATTCGTATTGTTCAAACCGAACGCTGAAGCAGAACCAGCGAAGACAAACAGCCCATAATTTTTATCCTATCTGAATCTCTTTCCAGACATCCTTAAACTGAGTTGCTGAATACTCTGCCGTTTCTTCGTCAAAATTGACCAGACGGGAACCGGAACCCGCATGCGAATTCGTAATATCGTAGATCGTATGGCGCAAACCGAACGCCGAAGCAGACATTCTAAACCAAGCACGCCATTTTTTTTCTGACCAATTATCCCAATCCGGTTTTCTTCCTTCATTTAAAGCTTCAGTTATAACTATTCCATTGTATATATTTTCAAAATATGATTTTAGATCTTCAGGTAAATTCGAAAAATCAACAGTTGGTCTACCTGCTATTTGAAATGCTTCTTCTACTGTTACAGGTCTTTTTTTCTTCAATTCTTTTTCTTTTTTCATTGTATTTATTTGTTAAAGTGAAATATTAGAGTGATAACATGTCTCTGAACTCATTTTTAAATCTTTCTCCAATTATTTTGGCATTATCCGATTTTAGTACGCTCAGGCGGGAACCGGAACCCGCAGCCGAACCCGCACTACCGAAATCCGCATCGTACAAACCGAACGCCGAAGCAGAACCATTATTCAAAAAATAAGGATAATGTCTGCGTTTGTCTTCGTTATAAATATCAATTCTTTCACCTTCGTTGAATGCTTCTGTTACTACGAGGCATTTATACACTGATTTAAAGAAGTCACGTAAATCAGTTGGTACACAATTAAAGTCCGGTACTGAAGGTCGTCCTGTCTCAGTTATGGCATCTTCAATAGTGAATATCCGGTCTTCAACTGACGTTTTAAAAAAATCTTTTCCAAATGTGTCTTCAAGTAATTGCTTGAATTCAGGAGAGGCCGTTTTATACATGCTTCTTGCCTTACTTTCTTCTAACTGTACTGTCTTTTTCATATAATTTTTAAATTTAAATTGTATATAATTTATTCATTTTCAAACATTGTCATTTGACGTATTTCGTGTATGCCTTCCAATGTCACATCGAAATAATCAGCAATCCGTTTTAATTCTGCATCTTTAATAACTTCACTACCTTTATAAATCGACCAGTATCGTTTCTGTCCAATTTCAACATCATTAAAGAATGACCTAGTAGGAGTGAAGCATCCGACATCCTTAAATTTCTTTTTCAGTACCTGAAGTAATAAATTATCTTTCTGAACGCATAACCGTGGATCATTACGGTATCGGTGGATAAATAGGTTTAATGCACGTTCTGTCCTGCCCAGGTCCTTCGCTATCTGTGGAAGTGGCTTATCATGGTAATGCTTGAACAGGTATCTTTTTTGGGAAATGGACCAGGGTTTCATATTTTGCGAATTTGTGGGTTATAATGGTATAATCAGTATTAAATTCATAACAGCATTCAGTTTCAGAGAAATAACAACAGGTAACTTTGATAAATAAATAATACAGGGATGGTTTCACCCATTTCTCAATTAGGAGCCGTTCTCCTATTTTCAATTCGTCAAGTAATTTATATACCTGGTGTTTGTACGTCCAGAACTTATCTTCTCCCATTTCAGCAATTGCTGTAAGTATCCAGGAGTCATCGGAAAGCGAACTTAATTTATGTTCGGATAGATTCATAAGTAAATTATTTTTGAAATGTAGTTACTATTGTTGGCTTTCCACAAGATGGACAGCATATTGGGTTACAACGGGCGCAAAATATTTGTCCACAATGTGGGCATTCAATTTCAATGCAGTGATTCATTTGGAAATGTTATAACGAGAATGAGTAATGAAATAAATGCCAATGAGAATAGAATGAATAAGACGAAATTGAATGTAGAATGATTTTGTTTCATATTATATCAAATTAACTAATAAACAAATAATTATCATTGCAACGAAAGCCCAAAGAATTGAATTTGCAAGTCTTTCATCTTTCATATCATCTTCATGCTGTTTTACGTTTTCGAAGTGTCGTTGATTCTTGTACATGGGGTAGGGTTTTAATAAAATCAATAGAGGCTCTTATAATAGAAAGTTTTTCGTAGCAGTCAGTTTTTAGTAGCAGTAGAAATCCTTTTTCCTTACTGGAGTGAATACATGTGGCAGATTGAGTAGATTCTATTTTATCAGCAAGATGATAAATATCAAATGAGAATTCAGAATTTATAAACAGTTTCAAAATATCCGTATTACCGGTTACTTCAGCGATAGAAACAATTGTTGATGGGATGCTGATAATGGTAGAGTTAGAAGTATTATTAATTTCCATATATATAATTTTAAGTTGATTTAAAAATGTAATAACTACCGGTACTAACTTTTTTCTTCTCTCATTGTGCTTCGAATGCCTTCTGAGTAGGATGGTACGATTAGTACCGGTAGTTGGCCGTCCAGCGACAAGCCTATGATTGGTGTAGTGATTTTCAAAAAAATGAGAATGCCCAGAAAGATTACTATATCCAACTATCTGATGATACTTGCTTCCGGTTTTCTCCTTTATTTCATTATAGATCTATTTCAAGTTGTTTTTATTCCAGTAATCAATTAGCTGTGATGTCTTATGAAATCCAAACCGTACAAGCATATTCTGCCGGTGTTTTTTTACGGTATGTACCGATAAACATAATGAGTCAGCCACCGTTTGTTCATCAAGTCCAAGAACCAATAACCTCAATATGTTTATTTCAGCTTTACGAATGTTGGTTGACCGTACCGGATAACACGCTTCTTTCAGATTACATCCTTCGCATTCACCCCGCTGGGCGCAATAACAGTGTTCCATGTTTTGATTTCCGTTACTATCAATATCCATTTGATAGTCCGTCTGTCCGTAATGTAACTTGATCCACATCCGGGCTATAAGAAATTCAAAATACATACGGTTCAAATTACTTTGCGCGTATCTTTTTTCAAGACATATTAATGCTTCCGGCCATTCTTCACTCAAATCTTCCAAATGGGCAGTAATAATATGCCGGTGAGTCTGATTCAGGATATATGCCTTTTCTTCCATCTCGGTTACAAGTACTTCCCCTTTGTGATTTACCACATATTCAATTTCGTATAATTTCATCGGTCGTATGATTTACCGGTTATACGTTCCAATTCACGAAACTCAAGTTCTTTGAATGAATTGTCACGACACTTTGCATAGAAGGTTGTATATCCCATTCCATTGTCCATCATTGTATCCCGGATTGAATTCTTTGCTTCAGTATCAAGTGAATCGTAATACTCCTTAAAGAGTATTTTTTCTATATTTTCATCATTTGTTTTCATAAGTACAATAATAAGTGCTATTTTAGTACTGCAAATGTATATAATTATATTCATAAAGTATATACTTATATACGTTAAAAGTTTATGCATATATACCTTTTAACTATTTACAGTTATTTATGAAATTTAGTAGCCTGAAATTTAGCAACTTAATTGAAGCAGAAAAAAAACGGAAAAGGATAACCAATAACCAGGTTATGGCTATTGCGATGGGTATTTCTAAGCAGACTATCGAAAATGTGATGAATGGGATTACTGTTCCGTCAGTTGTTAAACTTTGTGAGATAGCAACGTACTTGAAAGTAGATATAAATGAGTTTTTTGAATATGATAAGGGGGAAATACAAAACAATATAGTGTCTTCACTTAATCCTGAATATATGAAGGAAAAAGATGAAAATCCCTATAAACTGCTTTTCGAGATGCAAAAGCAAATTAATGATATAATAATTGAAAATGCAGACTTAAAAGTGGAAAATGGACGTCTAAAAAACGGATATGCACCCGTCCAGGATGCGAACGCAGGATAATAATGTATATACTTTATCCTGTAATAAAAATTTTACTTATCATTCAAATAGCATCGTAAAAATAAACCTCTTATGAAAAAAGTATCCGGATCAGAAATTGAATTAATCAATGACAGCTTTCAGGAAGAATATGTCAAATTGACAAAGTTATTATTTATTGGAAACGAGGTACGTGAAGTAGAAGAAAAGCAAATTAAAGTCATTGTCGATAAATGTATTATCGAACTGAAGCGATTCAATAAACTAACCATTTTAAAATGATTTTTTTTGACTTGTACCGGGACAAATACGGGACAATACCATATAAAACCTTGAAAAACAACCGTTGATTATCAGCATACTTACAAAGTAGATTATAAGAAAAAGAATCTTGTCACCCCGACAAAAAAGTATATAACAAATTAATTTAAAGCAATTTACACCGCTTTATTAAAATAGTACCGGGACACATACGGGACAACTCTTTTCTTCTAATCATTTTTACGTTATGCGTTGATAATCATTTCAATGCATAATAAAAAAATGCCAACAACTTCCAAAAATCAAAACAGTTCGCTCAAGGAGATACTTTCGTATTCTCCCCCAAAACTGCACACAGGTGTCGAATGGTACATTGGCTTTAATGCCTTCGATCCATCAAAAGGAGCCATGCATCGCAAAAAAATAAAGTTAAATTTTATCGAAAAGATCGGAGAACGTCGTAAATATGCCGATGGATTGATAAAGAGGTTGAATGTAAAACTCGAAAATGGTTGGAATCCATGGGTTGAAAGTGAAAATGGGAAAGCATACCATACTTTTGATGAAGTATGCGAACATTACAAAAAATATATTGAAAAATTACACCTTGATGGAGTTCACAGAAAAGATACGTATGTTTCTAATATGTCTTATATGAGGAATATCCAACAATTCAATAATCAACGAAAGAATAAGATCACCTATATTTATCAGTTTGATGGGCTATTTATTGATGATATGTTAGAGTACATTTATATTGAAAGGGATAATTGTGCGCAAACCCGTAATAATTACCTTGGTTTTGCGCGAACGTTCAGTTCCTTCCTTGTGCAACACCGATATGTAAAAGTTAAACCATCAGAAGGGATGCCAATGATCAGCAAAAAGAAGATTAAGAAGCAAAGGATCATCATTGCGGAGAAAGATATGATTAAGTTGAAAGAATACCTGGATCTAAAAAATAAAAACTACCTGTTAGCATCCTATTTACTTCATTACTGTTTTATACGGCCAACTGAAATGAGCCAACTCAAGATTGAAAATATATCATTGATCAATCAGACATTATATATTGATGAAAGTATTTCAAAAAACCGTACTTCCGGAGTTATTACATTGCCGGCCAAAGTAATTCATTTAATGATTGAATTGAAATTATTCGATTACCCTGGTGACTATTACATTTTTTCAGATAAATGTAAACCAGGTAAAATAATGAAAAGTGAAAAACAATTCCGTGATTTTTGGCAGAACCATGTCCGTAAGGACTTGAAATTTACAAAATCATACAAATTCTATTCACTCAAAGATACAGGAATTACCAATATGCTACGTAAAATGGATAAGATTAGTGTTCGGGACCAAGCACGACATGCCAGTATTCTAACTACCGATATGTATACGCCTCATGACCTTCAAGAAGCAAATCATCTGATAATAAATCATGACGGTGATTTCTAAAAAATATATGATGGCGAAGTTCTATTTCGCCATCATTTATTTAATCATCCTATAAAACGTTCCTTTTACAGTTGTTTGCTTCTCTGATTTTATCCTTTCAAACGTTATTGGCATATATTTTAGGTTATTGATGATAAATATATTATTTGCTCGGATATCAGGGCCATCGATCATGTAGAACGTATATTCTTTATCTGTATCTATAACATTTTGTATTTTATAGTCAGTTACGATTCCAAGCGGTCCTCTTAATCTCAAAGATTCTGGAGCTTGAAAGAATCCATTAGCATATGATGGTTCCATAATAATATCATTATGGGATAATGGATAATTAGTTTCTGTGACTTGTCCTATTGAATCGTAACTTTTACACAATCTGATTCTACCGGTATATAATGAAACTTCAATTATATTAATCCTGGAAACATCCTTTTCTCCTTTTTCGACTAAATCAATAAATCCAACCTCCGCCGGTATAAAGTAATCATTACTACTTAAAGGCATCTGATAAGACGCATTAGTAGTTCCAGATAATGCAGGTATTGTAACATAATTTACAAACATTGCAGATGGACATAATTTAAGAGTAAGTATTTTATCTCGAGAATCACCGTATGGAGTAAATTTATTTATCAAACACATAATTGTAGTACCACTTTGTTCGGAAGTCAGTGGTATTTTCGGTGTTAAGCCACCAGAATTTCTCGAAAAATAATCGTAAGTAGTATCAATATTCCTGTATATCATTAATTTATTTTCATTAATAGAGCTTGGGAAAAATGGATTATGATATTCAATTAGTTTGCATTTATTTAAAATATCATCATTTAAATTATGGTATTTAAAATAATCATTATCAGGAAAATCATATGCTACAGTAGTATAATCAAATCTTGAATTTTTAGGAGTCTGTGAAAAATCCCTCGTAAAGCTATCTAAAACTTTATTTATAATAACTTCCTTTTTATTTGAGATATTTGATTGAAGTCTTACTATTGATATTGATTTATCCACAGCATTCACATAAAACAAAACGTTAAAGAAACATTCTATTGCATCAATAAATTCGGATATTGTCATGTCAGGTAGTACATCTGCATAGTTTAATGATTTCACCGAATTTACTAAAAACATTTTTTTTGCACGTGTATCTGATTCTAATATATTTGACTTAAGCGAATAACCCAATAACTCAGGAAGTCGGTTGATATAGTACAGTAAATAGGGTTGCATTACTATATCACCACTTATAGCGTTCATATCTAAGTTATAATCATTTGCAATTACGTTACCAAGTTTAACTGGTGTACAAACATAATTCTGCATCCAGGACGTATGAAAATAAAACGGCGGTACCGGCGTATTTTCATATTTTCCATAACCAGGGTAATTCAACGATTGAAATGCTTTTCCAAAATCAATTGCAGTTTCAGTTCCCCACCCTTCCAGTTCCCATATTTTCTTTTCGTTTTTGGCAATATAATTCAGTTCTGAATTACCTGCCACAAACTGAAATATCACATCGATATCCGTATTAGTTGAAATAATGATAGTACCGGAACGTGGAGAACCGTCAATTATCATCCGTGCCGGTGCCGTTTTGGTGATGGTTGCCAGATTAATCCGGTTCAGGAATCCAAAGACTATTGCATTTTGTGGATTACGAAGCGATAAGGTTATATCCAGGGTAAATTCACCGTTATTGGTGATCTCCGGATTTTCTTCTATCAGGGTAAATGAAAAATCAGAAGGAAGAACAACTTCCCGTTCGTTTACAAATAATTGTATCATCGTTTCCCGTTATTAACCAGTTTATTATAATCATCCAATTTTTTAGCGACCCCTTTTTCTCCAGATATCGTCAAGTTTGTTTCTATCCCGTTATCCAGATGATCATTTAGCCGGTTAACTGCCGAAACAACTGCCAACATATAATCTCCCGTTGAAGTTGGTTCATTTCCTTTACGTGAATTTGATCCGGTGGAAGTGGATATGCTATCCGAATACGTAGGTGACATGCGTAGGGCCTTTGATATCTGTTCTTTTGTGAGCGAGGAAACAGTACCGTTTTTCTGCGCTTCGTTGATTACATCAAACATTGGCCTTAGATTTGGATTCTGAACGGCCTCCATGGCACCAACAAACTCACCTCCATGAACAATGCCCGTAGGGGTATACTTTCCTACATTAGGAGTAAAACCCGTTGTACCGGTCCATAGATTTTGTACTGCTGCCCTTTGTTGTACTGCAACCGCAATTTGTGCAGCCCCCATAACGCCCATCAATAAAGCCAACGGAATATTGGCACCAGCTTTGATTACCTGAAGCGCGGTTTCTGCAATGATCTTAGCAACATTAATCGCAAAATCAACATCGGCATACTTCTTTTTAATTGCTTTCTTTTCTTCCTCTATCTGGGTTTCAAGTTCTGTTGTATCCTGTCCGGCTGCTTTTGCTGCCTTTAGTTGCGCTGCATACTTATTATCCACCGACATTGTTTCAGCTTCCTGAAGGGATACTGACAGGTTTGAGGCGGCATTGGCAATATCCGCTATGTCCTGTGCTAATTGTTCGGCTTTAGCCAGTTTAATTTTAGCAACATCAGTTTCATATCGTTTGATGGCTTTTTCTTTATTACCACCATTTTTAATAATCTCTGCAAGTTCTTTGGCATGAGCTTCTTTTAATACCTGCAGATCATCGTCAAACTCTTTTCGTTTATCCTTGAAAGTATTTATACCATACTTTTTTTCAATATCAACGATTGTTTTTTCAATTTCCTTTTTATCGGATATTCCTTTTTTAAGTATTTTCTTTTCTGCTTCGTGCTGTTCTTTTTGCGCTTCCTCTATTGCTTTATTGGATGCCAGAATAGCAGAAAGTTTTTCATCATCCGATTTAAACTGGAAGTCAAGTATATCACGTGCATGTTCCTGTGCAGCATCAAGCCTTGCATCGGCCAACGTTTTATCAAGTGCCAATATCGAATTATCATACTTATCCTGGGTAATGATTCCATTATCGAAGTTTTGATTTAATTCTTCACGCGTAAAATTATCAAAAATTACAATCGCATTTATTCGTTCATCCTGCAACGTTTTCAGCGATTTAAGTTTCAGTTTTTCCGCTTCGTCCTGTTGCTTCAAATCAATGGTTGCAATCCTATCCTTTGCGTCCAGGTACTCTTTATCGCTGGTATTATAAAGATTTAGTTTCCATACTAACCCTTCACGTTCCACATTTATCATATTTTGATTATATACCTCCTCACTATCCAGATTATCCAAATGACGTTTTTTGAATTTAGTTTGTTCTTTTAATATCCATTTATCCATTTCGGCCAGTGATTCTTTCTGAACATCTACATCACCTGAAGTATTTTTAGGTCCTGTTGTCGCTGGCTTACCGGTTATTTTAGCGGAATTTCTTAACCCTCCAAGTGCATTCGTATAGGCTACCGATTTTTTTACAGATAGAGTTAATGTATCAAGAAAGTCTTGTTTAGGTTTAATCACGGAAAACCAACCTGCATTATTTTGTTTATTTAATGCAATTTCGGCTTGTAATTGCTTCATTGTTGCCTGATCTCTCTGATAAATACTTCTTTCTAAAGCTATTTTATCATTAATAAATTTAAGTTGGTCCTTTTGCGCAGGCATAAGCTTTTTCAATGATTCAATTCTTAACTTAGTACTTCGTTCTATAGAAGTCTCTTCGTTCTGTGCCGCGTTTTTAGTCAGAGTACTAAATGCATTTAGCGCCTCGGTTCCAAATTGTATTATTCTTCTTGTAGCATTGGCAAGTGGACCTTTACCATCTTCCAGGGCTAACAGGAAAGCATCCCATGACGACGACATATTATCCACATCTCCGGAAAGATTATCTGTAGCGATAAGCATTTGCTCCATGGCAACTCCGGTTCCGGTAACTTGTGTATTTAATTCTTCAAACCGTGTTTTATTTTGAAATAATATCTGGGCAAGTCCAAAAAATTCAGTACCAAATTTCTTTTGTAAAGCGATATTATCACCGGATATACTTTGGTTATTATCAATAGCTTTATTCAAGTCAAAAAGTCCGTTGGTATAATTTTTTGTATCTCCCTGTAGTTTTACAAGTACCCCTTTAAATCCGGTACCGGCAGTTTCGGCTTTGATGCCTTTTTCGCCGAATAGTTCCATTACGGCTACCGTCTGTTCAAGAGTCATATTGGCCGATTTGGCAATGGTACCTACCTTACTTACTGATTCTCCCAGGTAATCTACTTCAACGGCTCCAAACTTAGAACCTGCAGCCAGAACGTTGATAGTCCGGTCACTTTCCATAGCCGAAAGTCCAAACTGGTTCATAATGGTAGTTACGGCCTTAGTAGACTCAGTAAGGTCCATACCCGTTGCCTTACTTAATGTCAATACCGATTGCGTAACATCCTTCAATGCACTTACATTACTCAGTAACTCAGGCTTGGCACTACCTACCAGTTTCATAGCTGTTACAATTTCTACAGCCGATTTACCATATTCTTTTGCCAAATCGATAGCATGATTTTTAAGGTAATCAAGATCCTTTCCTGTAGCTCCAGTAAGGGCTGATAATTCGGAAACAGACTTGGCAAATTCCATGGAGTGCTTCACTAAAGCAACAAAGGCGGTACCCACTGTAGCAATCACGCCTAATCCAAGCATGAGTTTATTTTTAAAAAGCATCTCAATGCTATCACCAACTCCGGTTAATGAACGTCCGATCCAACCCATTGCACCCGGAAGTTCAGACATCCTGTTCATAAAGCCATCAAGACCCTTAGTGGTATTGGCATATTGTGAAGCGACGTCAGCCAGTTTATCTTTATGCTCGTTTAAAATCGACTTCAAATATCCTATCTTTTGCCCTTGTTTCACATAATCATCTGCACCAATAGTCATATTAGCCTGCTCATTGCTGAGTTTCCTCATTTCGCCAGTAATACCCTTCACAGAGTTCGTTACTTCAGATCCATCAATGAAAATAGAAATCCCTCTTTTTGCTATTTTATCAGCCATTTTATAGTTTTTTTGTTATGGTAGACTTTGACATTTTTTTGAGCAGTAACTTCATTATTTTATCACCATAATATTCCTGTGAAATATCGGCTAAATCATTAAATCCAAGTTTGATTTCAACGTCAAACCAGTCGTTTGGAGTTCGTCCAGCATGGTTTCCATAAACTATCCTCATCTTATTGATATCTCTCTTACTATCTCCTCTTTTAAGCATGCGTTGTTGTTCTGGGTTTGTAAGTCTTCGTCCTGCTATTAACTGACCACCAACACGTATATATCCACGACCTACACCATAATGAATATATACTCCATGTCTTTCAAAATTAAAAGTAATACGGTTAGCTTCACCATAAAAAAGGCTGACGCGTTGAGTTATTGACTTTCGTAATGCCCCAGATACTGACGGAGCATTTGAAGCAACTCTCCTTTTAGTTGTAATACTCCAACCTTTAACTTTTTGGTTATAATCGTCAGTAGATATAAGTCTGGGTGTCTGATCATTCATAATTCTTATTTTGAGTATACAAATTTCGTCATTAACCCAGGGCAGGAAAAGGACAAAAAAAATGCTCCGACCTTCACAGGCAGGAGCATCATAAATAAATCAATTAAATCTAATACTATGAAAAAATCACGAATCAAACATGTCGGGCAGTGTTATTAGTAGGTAGTATGTAGTATGTAGTCGGTAGTAGGTAATTGGTAGTTATGAGCAAGTATGGCGTATAACTATAATTATGAGTATAGATTTTGATATTATTACTTACCGACACCTGTGCGTATATACCGGGATCTATTTTATTAAAAGGTTCTGGTTTAAATAGAATTCCTGTTATAAAGTTACCCGTGGTACCAACATCCACCGCTTTGAAATTTAAAACTACCTGAGCAGTCTCAAAATTAACGGCATTGATAACCGGCATAACCTGATAAACATGTTCTACCTGAATACATCCCCCTTTAGGGGTTAGGGATTCTTTCCCAACATCGGAGGCTATTGCTAACGAAAACGTCAGCGAGAATAGCGCAAGAAAAAAAATCAATCTTTTCATAAATAATTTTTTTGTTGTGAATACTAATTGTTTTTAAATTGAATGCAAATATCTATTAAAAAATTTAGCAGATAAAGGACATAAAATGATAATCAGATAAATCTTCCTATAAACGGGATCTTCCTTAAAAAAAACATTCCTATCAGCCCAATAACGATACCACTAATCAACCACTTCCACCAGTTACTCACCGGAGTTTCCTTTGATTCCGATTTACTTGTAAGAGTTGAATTTACTTTTTGAAGACTATCAACTTTAGATTGAAGTTCGCGGGTATAACCAACCTGCAAATTAAGTTTCTCAGTCAATCCCTCCTGTATCTGAATATCCTTTTCGTTAGATTCTTTTACTATCTTAGTAGTTTCACGAATTACCGGTGGTTTATTGGTTCCCGGGACAATCGGTTTTGTTGGATCGTAATCAGTTGTTTTAGTTTCAATAGTCTTATTCTTCTTTTCCGAAGAATCCGTTTTCTTATCCGAAGTTTTTAAAGACTGATCACTCACAGAACCGGTCTGTTTTTCGTCCAGCTTTTTTGATACTGAAGTATCTATTTTTACGGTTGAAGAAACATTTGACTTTTCAAGTTTTTTTGTTCCGGAACACGAACAAATAAAAACCAAAAGGATAAATAGTATTTTTTTCATATGTATCGACTTACTTTATAGATTTGTGTTTTTAAACGTCTTTTCCTGTAACATCCTTCGCCTTCCCGGCTTCCTTGTGAGTTGGTATTGCCTTCAACTGTTATTGTCGTGGAAGAACCCGGAGGCCATTCGTCAATAAAAAAGGTATGTGCTATTCTTCCCTTATCAGCAAAGAATATTCCACCAACATCAGCCGTTTGAGGTATAAGGTTGTTTTTTTTACCTCTAAAATAGATCACATACTTTGATGTGAACCAATTCGGTGAATAACCCGAAACAATCGCTTTTATTCCTGCTTTTTTGAATGTCCAACAAACAAAAGCTGCACACCATGGTTGACCTCGCTTTAGATTACAGGATGCCAGGTATTCTTCTACCCTTTTCCCATCGTTATGCCCGGTAAGTTCTTTAGTCCCAACCTCAGCCGAATATATTCCCTGCACGGTCTTCATATCCCCTTTAGGGGCTTGGGGTTCTTTCTTTACGCTACCGTTTTGGCCATATAAGCCAACAGAAAAGCAAGCGCAAAGAAAATAAAGTAAGCAAGTTTTTGTCGTTCCCATGGTGTAATTTTTTCAAAATCGGTTTTCATTTCTGTTTGCAAATATCTGCGAATCCGTCCGAATACAATACCAAGCATTGCCCAGGCTACTGCTAAAAAAAGTACCAGTTGAATTGTTGATACAGGTATTATTTGAAATACGCCTGCATCGAAAATTGCAGCCGTCGGATCAAGCCAACGCAAAAAAGGAATACTGAGAATAAAAATCAGAATTGCTGCTGGGATAGTCAGTAATTCATGATACTTTTTGAAAAATCGTTTTAATGCTTTCATAATATTTTTATAAATGATGTAAATACTCTTTCACTTCCAACCCCAGCCAGGATCACGACTAAGGCAATCAGGGCAGCAATTAGTTTAAACATTTTAGGATTATCATTCAGAAAAATCAGGATCCGCAAACTGTCGAATTTCTTGTCAACATCTAACCGGCATAATTTACATGTTGAATCAATATGAGTTTTATTAACTTCTATTGCTTTCATGATTTCAGCATGATTCTCAGCAGTCTTGTTGTTGATGTCTTCAAATTTGCCATTGATACCCTCAAATGTCTTATCCAAAGCAATTGCCAATAATCGTAACGTTGTCGGAATCTCTCCGGTTTGCGTTCCTAAGGCAGTGACTGTCTGTTTTTCTAAATCTTCACCCATTATTGTTTTATTTTTATAAGTTAGAAATTACTACAATTGGCAATGGTATATTCATGACTTATCTAATTTTATTAATTTACCTGATAAAACATTATACTATCCTCCGCTTTATCACCACTGATCCCAATTGTTGAGATCTTACCCTTGAAATAGTTCTTAGGAGGTATCACGCCAAAGTTCTCCATAATCCCAATAGAACGGATTTTACTTTTTACTCTATTGACTGGGGGAATAGTCCCCATATCAAGGGTAATACCTATTGTATTAATTCGTATCATTGGTCGTATTCTACATTAAAGTGAGCATTTAATTCAAGTCGTAAAAACTTCAAAACAGGAGTTTTATAATAGTTACCCACTGTATCAGCAGAAAGCTGAACAAATTCTTGATCGGCATTCGTAATTGCCCAATCATTGTAATAAGGGATCTTGTCTGTGAAGCCCTGTATGTCTGAAAATAATATTGGGGTATCAATTCTTTCTCCTGTTTTCCAGAACAGCATTTTTACATCCCCAAATAAGGGACATGAAAATTTTGGAAATTCGGAAGGAGTATTTACATCATCGTAAGGGATTACCTCAATGCTTTCGAGGGGAGTAGCTAATATTTTACGGACAAATGTTCCACTGCCATCATTCAGTAAGCTAAAGTTAAGAACATCAGTTCCTGTTTTAAAAAAATAATCAGGCAGGTACTGAGTTCCATTATAGATAGCAGCTGAATAGATATCCCGATTCAAATTACATACTTTGTATATCGTATTTGATTCTAAGACATCCGTTGGATAAGCAACTGCACCCATTAAATTTTGATGTTTTCCAAAATAGTAACCAAATGCGCTTCCATCATCTGACAGACAATTAACTCCATGAAACTTGACACCATTAGGAATACTAATTGTATTCGTGGTTCTTGCTCTATTCCACTTCTGACCCGTGCCGGTAGTAAATTCAATTGATTGAACCCCGTTTACTTGTTTAAAAGTTAGCAGAGTCCCTTGTTCGCCTGAATCAACTCCCGATTCATTTACATTGACAGGTTCACTCAAATCTGCATTATCGATTCTTGAAGCAGGTTTAAAACAACCCACGTAACCACCTAAATCGGAAGCATAAAGAGCCTCGTTATTTGATGCCGGATTTAGTGAGTAGTCTAATACCTTTCCATCATTATCATCATATTTATTGAACACGTTCCCAGATGTACCCCCGTTACGTTCCTCCAATACTATTCGATTAGTTTCATTACCGAATGAGTCTTTAAATAGAATACCATCACATTGTTCTTGTGACATTCCGGCAGTAATAAAAGCATCTCTTAAAATTTGAATGTTGGCCTTCGAGTCATTTGTAAATACGGGATTTATAACAATATCATTAAATTTGAAAACGGCAGAGGAAAGAATTAGACAGTACTTATGAATAGCAGTTCCATTATTCCTTATGACGTTAAACTCATCAATAATTATATAATTCATCACAGTACCAGAACCGTAACCATATTGAGTCGACTTATAATTACTTACAGTTATATTTCTCCAAATTCCCATATCTGTACAAGCGAGTAAACCCATACATAGGAAAAAACCGCTATTACTATAATTATCAGTGCCGGTAAAATGAGACTTAATAATAATATTACCGATACAAGCTCCTCCCATTGGAGCAAGGTCTAATCCATCTATAGTTAAATTAAGAAGACTTTTTGAGGAAACAAAAGAGTTCAAAATAATAAGACTTTGGTTTTGGTCATCCCCAATAATTGGTTTTGTTGTTGAGAAGGCTTCATTAATTACACCTCTAAAAATAATATTGGATATACCACTTTTTTGATTCGCCTTAAAAGCAGATTTATACGGACATTCCCGCGTTCCATCACCTGTGAAATCATCACCTACATACGTATGAACAAAAGCAGTATTAGAATTATCTATCACTGTAGTTGATTCAGTTCCGTCAGGATTGGGAAAGCATCTTATTTTGAATAGACTTGCCATGATTAAACAGTTTTAATGATTAAATAAAAATCAGAACAAGCCCAATTACTTTGGTCAGGATAAATGTATATTGGTAATATGGTTATTGTGAAAGTTCCAACTTTTACCGTATAGCTTTTAGGTCGTTTAAATTCATCAAGCATATCAGGTACAAACTTATCATTGATTAGTACATTTACATTATCATTGTACCAGACTTTAAATTCGGTTGTTTGTCCGGAAAGATTCTTACTTTCGTCGAACTTTATTTTTGAGGTTATATTCATAATCAGAATTCTATTATTGCATTAGCGTTATTGTATCCTGCTTTAATCATTAAATCGTTAATAATAATCTCCACTCCCGATTTAACTTCGACACCTACCAGCGTATCCTTATCGTAATCATTCGTTGCAATATTAACTGATATATTCGAGCAGTTCGAACTCAGACGAACTGCTGTTATTGTCCGCTCGATAGTTGAAGCCGGATATATCGAAGGTAATACAGCACCATTTGCACCCGATTTGAATGGACATAATGCCGGTGGTGGAAGTAAACTTACTTTTTCGGCCAGTTCATTGATTCCGCCAATAAGAGTCTGTGATATCGTATTCAAAGGGTTTTCTACGCTTGGTTGGATATCTTCTAATTCTGTTTTTTTCGCGTACAATGACAAGTCTGTCGTAGCTCCCACCTCTCTCAGCTTCACACCGTTCCACATGTAATTAGACCCTTGACAAATATAAATAACCCCAGCCATAGGGGACGCTTCATCTTCCCAAACAAGTCCACCATCATCAATGATGTGGTATATTAATTGTGTTTCAGAATTATAATAGTGGTCATGGATGCTTTCGATATCAGGAGCGGATGTGACTGATGTTAGATAAACCTTATCTGTTTTACCAGCCATCAGGTCGTTTATGTCTTTTTTTGAGGCACCGACAAGCACCATACCAACTCCATTGAACCGGTATATCTCGTTAGGTATAATCCCGTTTGTGTCCAGGTTAATATATACCTCTGCATTAAAGTTATCGTGTAACCACAAGGCTCCTACACGTTTGTTTAATTCCAAGGTTTCGGGATTATACCAAACATCGCCATCCAAAGCCTCTGCAAGTAACGTTTCTCCGGCAGGCCATGTCTGCCAAAAGTTTATTTTCTTTATTTCTTGTTTTGCGATATTGGATACCACATACCACAGTCCGTAATTAACCGAGAATGTCAAAGTCAACACCTCGAATGGCTTTAGCTTTATTTCCGTAGCACCATCATCCCCGGCCACAACTCCGCGATGGACTATGCAGTTTGAGGTAGAATTAATATTCTTTATAGTTATAGTTTTAGCTGCACCCGGAGCGGGAACCTGGTTAGTAGTTCCGTTTGCAATAAAAAAAATGTCAAATCCTACCGTATCAAGAGGTCCATTCGCGCTGACAAATGTCATTTTCGGTTTAATGTCTGCACCCAACTCTTTGAACTCAGGAAACGTAAATACGCCGGTTATATCATTGCATTCGCGTATGTAAATTTTATTATTCCAGATAACCATCTGTTTTAACATCGGGAAAATAAAACTACCAATATAGAACCCTTGTATTGCGCCTATAATCGAATAGTCACCAACAGCAAGAATAGAATCAAAATCAGCAAGCGTATTGGCTTCAACGGTCATAAGTCCGCTACCACCTCCTGAATCAACGCCTATCTCAATAAGTGCCATTCCGTTCCATACATAATTACTGGCACCAAACATATACAAGTTCCCATTTGTAGGAGTTACCCCGGCATCCCAAGCCATTTCACCACCTTCGGAATCAAATAAAATTGTGCATATTTTATCTATTCCCGAATCGTAGTACTTTTGACCAAGTGTCAATGCACGTGGATCAGGGGCGCTGGTGATGGAAAGAAGAGTTGTGCGGTCGACTTTCCCTGCAATGGTATTGATAATTCCGGCAGTGACAGAATCATCTCTTTGCAGTTCGTTGTAAATTTCAATTAATGTGTCGAATGCCTGGGGAACGCCATTCTTTAAATTATTAATGGCGGTGGTAATTGCTAAATTGCGTGCAGTTACTTCGGCTGAAATGGCGTTATTACGGGCAGATGTTTCGGCAGATATAGCGGTGCTAAATGAATTGTTAAGTATATTTCCTAAATCATTGAAGAAATTAATCACATCGATATACATCTGACCGATCCGCGTAGCCGAATTGTTTTCTTCTACGGTTTCGTTTTTGATTAGTCCGGCTTTCTGTAATATCTCTGTAAATGTCATATCCGTTATTTTTTATACAAAATTATTCATTCTTATATTCCATAAAAAGGACAAGTCTTTCTTATCCCCCTTTAGGGGTTAGGGGTTCTTTAATTAAACCTACCAACTTCAAGAGTTTCACTAAATGGCAATTCAAAATTAAACGACAGCAACGCACCGTACAGATTAATCGCTTTGTTTTCAATAAAATTCAGTTCAATATTTGATAGTACCATACATTTCAGGAATGGGTATACGTTACGGTCTTTACGATCCGTTTTCATTTTCTTGATAAAATCTTCAGCAATGCGCTCCATGGAGTTCTTTACTTCCTGAATACGGATAAAATCACCGGTGTCGGACACACTGTCAATAAACATAATTTCAACATAGCGATTTTTAAGCGGGGAGTCCTGTTGTCCATTGTAGGATACGGTCAGTTTGTCCATTGCTACGAGTGGGTAACAGATACTTTTCGATTCCTGCAGTTGTTGTTCGTCGTTTAGTTCAATAAAGTGCCGGTGGTCTTCATCGCCTGGCACATGAAGAATATCCACATGCTTTACACACAGGTTTGAAATATAGTCCGTAAAATCGGAAAGTTGGTTATTTACCATTTCGCTTGAATTCTTTTAGTCGTTTATTGATCGTTTTAAAAGCAAGTATACAACTCATTGCCTTGTATGAATCGTAGTTCAGGATATCATCACCCACCAGGCTGTCGAGTATTGAGTTCCAGTCAGGCCGTCCTGGTTTAGCAACTTTTCCAAAGTTTCTTTTACTTTGGGAAAGTTTCTCGTCTTCCGAATCCGATTTTTCAAAAATAAAACGGAAGGTCTTACTCAGCCAGTCTCGAAGGAAAACATAATTCAAAAAAATAGCGTACTGTGTTGCTTTATCCACTTGAAATGCAATATGTCTTACACGCCTTTCAAAATCAATCTCTGTTACCTTTTCATTTTTCTTCAGGTAGATGGCAGCCACCAACCGGCAAAGATTATCTTCTGTAGGTTCGTTGGCATAGTCAAAAAAGAAGGTATCAAACAGGCTAAAATGCTCAAAGGTTACATCCCTTAATTTACCGGCCGGTGAAAGCAATTTTGTCCCCGGTATTTCTTCCATATAAAAGAAGTTCACCGTTCCGCTTGGTTTCGTGGCAAATCCGGCCAACTCAGTCAACCGGTATTGTTCGAATTTACTCATTCGTTTAACCAGGTTCTTTTTAATACCAAAATACCGGCTTATAAACTCAACATCTCCCAACGGTTTGATGTATATACCGGCACATGTAGCGAACTGGGCACAATTCAAGTCCTCCCAACGCTCCGGAACATTAATATCTACCTGTCGGTGTAGGTAGTGGAAACGTGTATATTCTATCCTAACATTTTTCATATTAATCTGTGTAAATCAGCGTAATCTGTGGACAATCTCTCTTTATTATCTGTGTAAATCCTTTTTAAATCTGTGTAAATCATTTTTATGCCCAGAATGCTTTTTTATCGTTGTTGTCACGTTTAGGAATCTTTGATCCGGTACTACCAACATACTGGAAATCCTTTGTCAGCATCTTTTCAGCAATCTTCCAGTATGCCAGTGCATCCGCTTCGGCCATGGTTGCCTGACTGGTCATGCGTTCGTCCGGTACCAGGGAAGTATTCACAGCGTCGTCGGTATTCTTCAAAGTTTCGAAAAACAGACCTTTATCAGTCAGACTGCCTGTCTCACGCATAAGGCGGGAAACGGCGTAGAATACCACTACCGGAATCAACGTTTCACGAAGTTTCAGGTATTTTGCATCCGGAGTGTCACTGGATAGTGAAGTAATCATATCGGTATAGATCGTATTCATGCGCGGAGCAATCAGGGTATTAATCACGTTCCGGAAATGAGGACGAAGGCGTAGGAATATAATACGGCTTCCGGATATGTAGTAATAACCATCCACTTCAGCAGCTGATCGGACTATCTCTGTTTTGGCAGACGTATTTTTGTAATTGGTGAAAGTTGTTTTTTCGGATTCCAGGTAGGTAAGCATGTCATCAAGTGCAGCAAAGCCTTTTTCTTTCCATCCTTTTTTCAAGGCTTGTTCCTGGTATTTGTACGGAGTCTTAACGGAGTCTGATTCCTGACGTTTCGCCCCTGAGTCACCAATGATCACCTGCATTTCGTCGTAATCATACCAGAACGCCAGCAATGCATTAGCACGCTGAGCCAGTTGCAGGAGCCGGAGTTGTGGAGCCGTGGCATCAGTGGCAGCATAATACGCTTCCAGGTCAGTTATTAATGCATCACCCAGCAACGTCCGCAAAAACATTTCGAATGCATTCCGGAGTGGTGCCTCCATGGTTGAAAACTTTAGCGCACGTGATACGCTGATATACGGCGCAATCTCGTTACTTGAATCCCATTTTTCTTTTGAAAATATCATGATCTTATAATTTTGATTGTACAAATTTATAACTGATCACAACCTACTAAAAGGACATAAAAAGGATTTACACAGATTAGGGAGGGATTTACACAGATAAGAAAAACCCCGGACTGGTTAGGTTCGGGGTTTAAAAGTTTAGTTATTAATTAACTTATAGGTTTACTTATTGTATTCGATAACCTAAATTAATTAGTGCATCTTCAACTGAAATATGAAGTTCAGCTGAAGTCTTTAAAATTTCAATTGTTTTATCAAATGACTTACATTTATCATATACGTCTTCTATAACTAAAAAATGAAATGAAGATGACATGCAAATTGCTTTCAATATATTTCTTTCGAGCAAGTTTAATTCCATAATAATCACATTAATTACATTAATTACAGTTCAGACTATACATCACCCATAAAGGAACATGTTCAATAAACTCAATTTTAAACCCCATTTCAGCAAGGGTAAGATTTAGCGTTTTAGTCGAAAAATCGACCATCTCATGAAGTTCATACTGCAGTTCCATGGATGTTTTGAATTCTTTTTGTTCGGTGGGTCCATTTGGAAGATAGTTAGCCAGGATAAAAGGTTTTAATGCTTGCCGTTCCTGTTTCTTAATCTTTTCAAGTTCATCCTCTTCCGGTTCCTGATCATCGGAACGGTCAAATCCTATTTTTTTACTCATAGTCTTAATTATTACGGGATATCAATAAACTCAGCAATATCATTTTTAAACCGGCAGAAAAGAATAACTTTTTGATCCTTATTCTTAATCATTACCTTCAACTCAGGATCAACAACAGAATCTTCCTGTTCATATGCATTTTTTAGTTTACAATATGTGACCATATTTTTTAAAAAAAATGTTTTACCCGCTTCATCTAACCGATTCCAGATTTCTTCTACTAACAGAACACTAAATTTTTCGGAAGTAACCTGCATTAAGTTTTTTGATATCAACTCTTCAGTTTCATGAATGAGTTTTGAAAAATGAGGTTTAATGGATTTTGTTTTCATATGTTTTGTTTTTCGATACAAATATAATAATTATTATTTTATTGCTTCAGCTAAATCATTAAGAGCATCATTTAATTCGGAACTTGCAGTTTCTAAACACATAATTTCCCTTTCTAAATCATAACCTTTGTTTCCCAATATTTGAGTACGTGGAGGCATTTTTAAAAGGTTATTTTTTAATTCTTCTCTAATAGAATCAACAAGTTCAATATTATTTTGTAATTCTAAAATCATTTTATTTATTATTCCCTTTTTAAATGTGTTCATGATACATCTCCTTTTCTATCAATTTTACATTCTTTCAACAGTCCGTTCAATTCTTTCAAATCATCTTTCAACGATTTCACGTTAATGAGGTAATTGCTTATTTCTCTCATTTTTACGATATCATCAGTTACTACCTCTGTAAGGGCACCAACCAGATAATCATTCAATTCAAAAAGGCTTTCAATAGCCGAATCAACATGACTTTCATTCCCTTCTGAATAAGGTGCCATTTGTTTCAGGAAATCAACTAATTTGTCAGTTACTTCCATTCCGTTGATGATTGTCATACTGCAAACCCTTCCGTAAAATCAATAGTTAAACTAAAATTATCGCATAGAAATGATACCGAGTTGTATTTTTCGGTGGTACGTTTCCGGAGGGTAATAGTTTCCCGTTTTTTAATTTCGCGTTTTGCTTCTAAATAAAATTCACGAAGTAGGTCCAGTGATGTTTCCTGACTGGCTTCTTTGGTAAGTTCTTCCGGTAGTTGTTTTACCGGACGGGCAGGACGAGTCCTACGGATGGTGGTTGTTGTCATTTGGGTTTGTTTGCATTTAATTATAGAGCACAAAAAAGCGATGCTCATATATCGCTGCAAACAAACCCAAGGGTATATCACCGCTCTTCACGGCCCGATATATGGCATCGCCATATTTTCAATAAGATTAATTTTTTGGCATAAAAAAACCACCTCGTTTGGTGGGTATATTTATACCCTTGTATTTGTTTGCGGTGCAAATATCAGAATAGTTTTTTAATCCGCAATATAAAAATGAGATTATTTTTAAAATTATTCAATTTCTGCTGAAATTATCTTTGAGTAATCCATATTAATTCGAAAAAATGCTTTATGTAATTTAGGTTGTCCGTTTGTATTACATCTGAAATTATGAATTATAGCCCATCCAATCTGTTTTGGCTTAAAATTCTTTCTGAAGATTTCTTGTTTATCCATATATAGAATAATTGAATCTGCTAATTTTGTAGAAAAATCATAACGTTGAATTGGACTTCTGTTAGGATATGCAGTATCAGTAGCTACAGTATCAACAGCAACCTCTGTATAATCAGATCCGTATCTCCTTATTTCTAATTTTTTTGTTGAATCTTTTAATTGATTATATATTTTATCATCGTAATAAGTTGAAGAATCTGCAAAAATTTTTGAATATTCAACCGGATCATAACTTTTAAAATCATCTAAGTTTTTACTTAAATAATCTTTTACTAACTGCTTACATTTTTGTTCTTTAGAGCATGAATAAAATAACACAGCCATTACAGCCAGTAACATAGCTTTTTTCATAACAATTTTAATTTAAATGGTTTGTACAAATTTTAAGTTACAAAGATATAAAAAACCACGATACAATAATACCGGGGCTTTCTTTTTTTACTCCCCTTTAGGGGTTCTTAGGGGTCATTAAAAAAATCCGCTCCGATCTTCACAGACCAGAACGGATATCAGAGTTCAAACCAAAAATTATGAAAGAAGAAATATCTGTTGTTTTAGAATCATATTAATCATTAAATCACATAAATCATAGTTTAGACAATTTACGCCAGGTTCTTTTTTGTTCCACTGCCCTTATCCAGCGTGGTCAGTATCGTATTTCTGTAACGTAGCGCACAATCGGGATATCCATTGTACCTGATCATTACTTCAATCGGATCAAGGAAGTTCTGACGGTCCACCCAGGCGTTGGCAATGTTCACCAGAAATGCTTCACGGATATTACTCCCTCCCTGGTTACCGGCATACGTACCTCCCGGCATACCGGCGCCCAGTACATTGGGGTTAATCATCAGGGCAAACAGGATTTCAGAGTTCGCAGCTGCAGATGTCACCAGTTTGTCAGCATCCTTGCTGTTAGTATCAATCTTTGTAATGATCCATGCCTGTTCTACCTTTCCGGTGATATCGCTTTGTTCATAAGCGGTAAACAGAGGTTTTTCGGCATTCTCAGCGCCCAGCAGGTTGGCTTCAATGTCATCCATGTACATACCAATTGCAGCCTCACGCTCTTTTGGTGAATCGAATAATGTTTCAGGGAACTTTTTATCCCAGAACGAATATGGTATCTGGATATGAAATTTACAGGTTATCTGGTTCTTGTAGGCTTTTTGCAGGTACTTTGGCACCGACTTGGCTATATCTATCCATCCAGCCAGAAAAGCGGAAAGCCACACAGGTTCTGAGTACGTATCGCGGTTACTCCAAGAGTCACGGATCATAAATACCGCGCTTTCTTTTCCTTTTCCTTCGAAGCGCCGAATATCCATATCCATTATCGGATCGTAGTCCAGCAATACATCAAAGGTTTTGAAATCGGTTGTACTGGGTGATTCTGGAAACTTACCTGATACCACACATTTTTCATTACCATTTGTATCACGTTCGCTGATCCGGAAGAAATAAGCATTCAACACGTTCAGGCCAACTATTTGCGATCCGTCAACGTTCGGTATTAACTGAACCCCGGAGCATCCGAATTTAAAGTAATCACGCCCTGCCAGTTCGAAGTACCTGCGTATTTTAGGAGAAGAAAGGATCTGCTGTGGAATCGGATTTGGATATGGTATCAGTATTTCATTACCATCATCATCATATCCGGATACCTTGCAGGCATAGACCCCTTGTCCCAGGGTAAAGTTACGGATAAACTTCAACCCTGAATTCAGTACTGAAGTAGAGGTAATTATCTTATCAGCCCATTGAGGGAAGTCGTTCGCAACTCCCCAGCTGAGCAACCGTATCCCAGTCAGGGTGGTAAAGTCCTGGTCGAGTTTAGTATCAACCGTCTGGATCAGTTTCTTTTTTTCTTCTTTCGAAATTCCTTCAGGTCCTCCGGTAGTCGAAGCAAAAATATGATTCGAGGTAATGATAAGCGGAGCGCCTTTTTTGCTGAATAATATATCCATAGTTTTAAAGTATTACTTCCATTTGGTTGTATTGTATAATCGCATCAATTCCGGCCGGATACACGTGATCAATCGGGTTACCGAATTCATCACAGGGTTGTATTCCCCGTTGCCGTGCATCCCTCATGTCGTACCGCAATCCACGGCAACAGGCAATCGGGAAAAAGTGTAACGCTCCGGACTTGGTTATAAACTTGACAGAGAATAACATCCGTTTTCCGTTTGGCAACCACTTGATGTCCAGTTCGCGGAGCATCATGTTACGTCGTATGTGTGTTGGCCGTGCCATATTAATTAAATGTTTCGTCAAACGTGGCATCGAATACCCTAGGTTTCTTAAAGGCAGCGTATGTTGTCCTAAACTGGTTATTCGAAGCATACCGGTACGTGAAATTAAACGAGTGTAGTTCATCCCTCCGGCTTCCATTCGTGAAATCTTCCTCCAGGATAACGATCGGTTGAAATCCCTTAGCGTCGAGTATGGCCAGCTGGTCACTGTTTAATAAATCTTCCAGCGCTTCCACTGCCTGAGCTGCAACATACCCGGTATTCACCGAGATCGAGTTTACCAGGTCACGGCTTATCTGAATTTGACTATTATTTTGTACCCCGAATGTACGTTCCCACTTACGGCTACTTTCTTCATCCCCGATACAGGTAAATGATTCCTGTGCACCAAAGCAATTTCGAAAAACAAAGGTTCGCTTTTGCGGGTAATTGCGCTGATCCATTGTAAACCGTATCATGCAATCGGTAGAAGTATACAGGTTATAATAGATCAGATCGGATACCGGGCATCCTGCCATCGTGGCAATCATTGCAGGTGAAACATTGATCCGGTACATCGAAGCAACATCCATCACCAACAGATCGAGCGTCACGGATACATCCTGATCAATTCCTTTCTTTGCAATATATACTTTCACGGTACCAGGACCATAAAAACTGACAAACTCAGTTCGTCCGGGACCGGTTATTTTCTTTGTCATGCGTGATAACGGAATAATCCGGAGCGTTGTCACATCCAGCGAACCCGAAAAATCAACAATTGATTGATAAAATGTTACATCCTTGGTAATGACCTGCACACCTTCTGTTAAAGATACACTAAATACTACGGAATTCGATTCCACTCCATTGGTTAGCAGGAAGTCATTGTTTGTTTTCAGCAGCATGGCAAGCGTGCCCAGCTCATGAATGTAAATTTTGCCATCCGTATCGGGTGTATAGACTTCCGACAGCAACAAATTACCTACATGCATCACCGAAACAGCCACCGACCCGGTAACAGTATCCATAATGATATCACCATACTCAGCACTTAATCCGGAAACCGGAAATCTATTCTCAATCATACTTTGATAGCTTTAACGATACAAATTTATGATTGAACACCACCCTTTAAAAGGACAATGAAAAGATTTACACAGAAAGAAGAATTATTTACATAGATTACTAAAAAACTAAAAAACTTTAATATTTACGGAATTAATTAACAATTAAGGATTTAAATGTGTCAATTTGCCGGAAAGTTGAACGTTTGTTTGCCAGCAAAGGCCACCCCGCCCTATCCGCACGGTCACTAAAAACCGCACAATGTCAAGGAAATATGAATTTTAATAGTGGGTATAAAGTAGTAGTGATGATGTGATGTGATGTGATGATTGGTTGATGTGATGATACTGATCACCAATCAACTAATCAACCAATCAACTAATCAACTAATTAACTAAAGACGTGGGTTAATGAATGCTGATCCTTTCTTCAGTTGATTGCCATACTTAGTCCATATGCGCTTATCAACGGCATCACTGAAGTGTGTTGCTTCTTCGGGTAGTACCGATGTGCGTGCTTCACTCTTCTTATCCTTCTCAAACAGTCCTGATGTCTTCTGTATTACGGCTGTGTTGTTCATTGATATAAGTGTGTACTTGCATCGTGTACCATTGAATCGCTTCTTAGGTAATGATGGGTCTGTTTCATTGAGCAGGTAGCGCCATAGCAGATACTTGTCATTGTGTGGTGGCTCTTTGCCCGGGTGCTTACGTATCTCTACCTTCCAATGGTTACGTTCAAGGCGTGATATGGCATGTTGGTTGTATGTCTTAGTTGAGTTAGCCAATCGTATGTCACCATATGTATCAACAGTATAACGAACAACCTTCTTCTTATGATCACGATAGTAATCACAAAAGTTATCCATTAACGTATTGATCATGTTATCATCATTGTTATCAGGCTTCACATAGAACTCATTGATATTGTTGTCTGTCTTAGTAATGAGTCCTGTTACAAAGTCATACATGCGTTCCTGACTTACTTCAATAAGACTTATCTTACTACCCCAGTCAGGTGTTATCTCAATAGGCTGGTTAGGATCACAATCAGCATCATACAATGAATGTCGTTTTTTTAGCACATCCCAGTCAAAATCGTTATTATCGGCCAATCCACGGATATAGTCATCATTATCGGCCTTGTAATAGACATGACGTTCGTCAATGGCATAATAGCAGTTAGTTACCTTGTCAATATAATAGTTCAGCATTTCGATCATAAAGGTCGTGGTGTCCATCACTTGGTACATCTTGGTGATGTATGAAAATCCCAGGTTATGAACATTGTCAAACGCATTGCTGAGCATGAACAAAACACCGTCTTTTGATACAAAAGGGGTGATTGTCTTACGTAAACGGGTTGCTTCGCGCCATAATTCAATGCAAAGCTTCTGATCTTTGTCGAGGTGTGCCTTTATAAGTTGAAGTTGAAGTCCGACAATTTTATTCCATATTTCAAAAATACGAATACCGGCTTCCTCATCATAATAACTGCCGAATTCACTCATCCACTTATGTTCGGGAAGATATCCCATGGAACTGGTGAACGTAGATCCGTGATGTTTCAAAAGTGGATTCGGTGATTTGAATCCAAATATTTCCTCATTCCCACGATTTGTGGCAGCAGCTTCCTGATCGAATTTAATTTTATTGATGGTCAATGCCTCATCTGTGATATTATAATCGGCATTAGGTCCACGGGCACCGGCCATTTGGCTTAATAAATATAGGGCATGGCCATTTGAAAACGTGATCATGTTTTCGTAACTCATTACCCGTTCATGAGGTTCATAGAAATGTTCAGGCGGTTTCCGGCAAATCACATAGTCACCTGACTTAGTCCGTTCGTCGTATTTTTTATAACCAAGTTTTTCAAGGTATTTAAATGAGGATGGAAGTGTTTTGGTGAGTGCCTGACCTAAAGTAAATTGTGTAACCGTTGTGATACCGCGGGGCATAATACGGACGTTCTCATCTATTTCAGCACCATTGATAAACGATTTACCGGTTCCACGTCCCGCAAGCAACATTTTAAGTTTAGCTTGGAAGAGTTGAGCGGTAAGTTGGAATGAGTTAAGCGAGATGTTTTCTTCCCAGGTATTTTCCATTATGTATTCAGTATTTCACAAATCTGATCATCTGTTTCGGTAGGTGCCACCATAGCTTCAACCAATGTGTGTATTTCGTCAGCCGACATTCCTTTAATCTTACTCATATCGATATTCACCGTATTTTGATTATTATTCAGCTGGATATAGAATACATTTTTCTCCATGCGTTTTGGGTCTTCGGATCCGACTACCTTTTCGCCAATGACATCCCTCAGGACTTTTTGTGCTGCAATACGTTCCTTATGCTTACCTAATAGTTTGCATGTCCGTATCGTATCTACAAGGTCCTTGATTTGCCATTGTTGCCAGTAGTCCCAGTCAAAATCATGTTTGCTTTTAAAAAGCTCCTGAGCAAGCTGTATGTCTTTTCGTGCCGTATTGCGTGAAATATTATATTTTGCCTGTAACCTTGGATATACACTGGCAGGGTGGAAACTATCCAGCATCTGTGAGGCTGAAACAATCCGGTTAAACTGTTCGCGGTATGCTTCCGGAAGTGGTGAGTTATCCGGATCCAGGATATGTGCCAGGATCAATTCATGTCGCTGTTCGGCCAGTCCTTTTTTAGTCTGATATTTATCGATTTCATTCATTTGGTTACTGATTAAAGAACTTGTCTTAAAGTCGGACAATTTCACCAACGTATTATTAAAAAAAAAGAAGAAATAATCCGGATCCTGTCACTCCGGATTATTTTTTCAATCAGGTATTATTTCAGGTTAGCAATCTGCAATTCAATCTGTTCTTTTTCAGATTTCAATGTTTCAATGCGTTTAATCTGAAGAATACGTTTAGGACCTTCCGGCATGGGTTTCAATACACCATCTTTCGGTTTCTTTTCGTTCTGGTAGTTCAGTTTGTTTTCAGCCTTTGAAATTTTGATACGCCATCCGTCCGATTGCTTTTTCAGTCCGGGCAGATCGATAGCCAGGATAAAGGCAGTTTTTACAATTTTACCGGTTATTTCTTTTTCAACTTCAACAGGTGGAGTGATTTTGGAAGGGTCAAAAGTTTCAGCGAATAATGTTGCTTCAGGAAGAGTTCCATCAGCCTTGTATGCTTCGTGTGCTTTCCACAGGTCATCCATCCGGCGACTGCAGGCATCCATCACGAACATTAAACGTACACGTTCGGCTTTTACTTTTTTTGAATTGTCTTCACCCGTAGCCTTTAAAATTTGGTGCATGATACTACGACCTTTGTACAATGTGGAGAATTCAATCAGCAACGTTTTAATGATATCCGGATATTCTTCGTTCAGGATCTCTTTTTCAATGTTACCAAGGAATTCGGTTTTTTCGGCTTCCGTTTTTTCAGGTTCAGCATCCTTGTGAATGTCCGATGCCGGGTTGGCATAATAACGCAGGTACAAACGCAGTTCGTTTTCCAACTTTTTTGGAATATCCTGGCGTTTTTGGTTCGCTACAAAATTGGCACATACGTGAGGTTTATATCCGGTCTCTGCCAATATTTCAAGTCCGGCACTTAAATCCTTGCTTTTTGAATTTACCCAGGCTACAACTTTTTGTCGCACTTCGGGCGTGATGTTTACATCCATACATTTTTAAAATTAGGTGAATTTATAAAGTCATGCAAAGAACGTGCGGTTTTCCGTGCTAAAAAAGTACAAAAAAAGTCCTGCATTATCTGCAGGACTTTCTTATCTTATCCCCCTTTAGGGGTTATGGGTTCTTAGGGAACAATCACCAACATATCTTCCACATCACCTTCGTAAACGAATGCCTTTCGACGTTTGTATTTAAAGCTGATAGATGTTTGGTTACGATCACCCGAAGTTGTTCCGGTCGTTGCACCATCACCACCGGTAACGAATGTACATCCACGGCGTTTGTCACCCATAAGGTACTGGTTTCCGTTTTCATCGGGAACGATAAAGAACATTTTACGTTCAATACCGGCATTCATAAATCCTAAAATCGTTTTGGTGATCTTAGCTTTAATCAGCGCCAGGGTATATTCGAAATGTTCGCCATCAATTTCACCTACCGGTGCAATTTTCAGATTACCGGTTTCTTCAGTAAAATCCAACTTAAACGCACGGGTTCCGGTTTTCATTACCAGGTCACCGGTTAAGGTAGCCGAAGCATCCATCGTGAGCGGAACGGTTACCTCACCGGCTACAACAGTTGCAGCGGGTTCGGCAGGCCATACGTCAACATCTTCCTGATATCCGTAGATCAACTGAGGTATAATCCCCGACATGTTACCACCATCAAGATTGTGGTCTATGTCTTGCAAAGAAATTTGTTTTTTCATAACAATTTATTTTTTAAAGGATTATGCAATTAAGCTCCTGCAGCAACGTTCGTCCAAACGAGTTCTTTAATTCCAAAGCCTAAGCCTTCGTACCAATCGGTCATGATGTTTACACATCGTTTTGATTCTTCGATATTTACTTTCGAAGAGTTTTCACCCTTTTTGGTAATATGTAAGAAGTTCGATTTTGGAGTGATCCAGATATCATCCGTTCCAATCATCGAAGGTAAACCAATAACAGCAGCAGGAGCAAAGTCCAGACGGTTATCGATCTTATTGGCACCATCAATGGTGTAGAATCCCAACGAACGTTTATCTTTCAAAAAGGCACGTGCCCATTTTGGAGACATAGCAACAACCATTTCCGTGTTTTGATACACTTCAGCGATTTGTTCGAAAGCAGCTTCGATCTGATCGTAAATAGTGGCAGCATCCAACGCAGTACCTGTCAACCGATTGATACCAACTTTTTCCAGAATGGATTTAAGTCCGTCCATAGCAGTTCCGCTAACACCGGCAACACCGGCAGCAGGGGCAGCATATACACCTTTGTAATATTCATTCAATTCCATATCTTCAGCAATCTTGCCGTAAACGTGAGATTCAAGAATATAACGGATCAAAGGCCAATCCTTACGGGTCAAAGAATTCGAAGCAAGGAAACCAAGCCAGTTATCTTCAATGTCGTCAGGATACACTTCCATATCAACTTTCATTTTGAACAGTTCGATAGGATTTGGAGTAAAAGTCACATCCCCTTTAGGAGTAAAGCTCTTTTGGAAACTTTGAACCAACGAAGTGATGGAGGATTTAGCCAATCGATAAACGGTATCATCCGTTTTAATCTCAGTAGCCAGTTTTGTGGTCTCACGACCGAATAACAACAGTCTTCTCAGGCGTTGTTCGTTCTGACCTCCGGCGATGTAATACGCTCCGTATTCAGATACAATGTCAGCTTTGTTAATTGCCATGGCAAATTTAAGTATTAAGGGTTAAGTAAATTAAATCGATTTGTCAGCAGCCTGATTGTGAGGCAATGCGTTGATAGCATCCCAATCGGTTGTATCGGTAGGGGTATCGTTTTCACCTGATTTACCCTGAGGCTTTTCAGCAGTAACGGCAGGACGTGCAGCCAACTTTGCAGTAATAGCAGCAACTTTAGCTTCTACTGTTGTAGCAGCTTTTACAGTAACATCGATAGCATCTATTTTGGTAGTTGCTTCAACAAGGGCAGTTTCGGCAGTTGCCTGAGCGGTAACGGCTGTTTCTTTTTCAGCGGTTAACGTGGCAATGGCTTCCGTTTTAGCTTTGAATTCGTTGTTGATCGAAGTCAGTTGTTCCAAAGTCATGGTAACTTTGTTCTCAGCCACTTCAACACCTTCAACAGCCAAAACCTGATTCAAAAATGAAAAGTCTTTGTGCATTTTAATAGAGTTTTTAGGTGAAATAATATTGATAATTTTTTGAATTA